GTCTGCATGGGCCGACAAGTTCGGAACCCACGGAGGGGTCTCTCAGGCTGTCGGAGGTCTCCAGCCGACGTTTATTCCCAGCGCCTTTGGCGGCCTGGGTGGTGTCCAGTTCGACGGGGCGCTAGGGCAGTTCCTAGAAGGGCTGGCTCCCCTCTTCGGCGTGCCCATGCTGATAATGGGGGTGTTCGAGATCGACACCGAGATATTCCCCTCCACCGTCATGGCCCTCTACAACTCTGCTGCGCCAGGCAACTATTTCTCGCTGAGCCTCACAGGCGCCAACGCTGTCGTGCCTCAGACCACAGATCCCGCACTCCGGGTCGAGAGTAAGGAGGCGGGCTCGGCTGTCATGGGAGGAGACACCCTCGGGCTGCTGCCTGACTACTCCCCTGGGGACAAAGCCTACGAGGTTGCTGCACCCTTCGCTGGCCTTTTGACTGCCTTCGACGACGTCAATCAGGTTCCCTTCCAGAGAAATATCTTCGGCAGAATACGCAACCCCACCACGGGGGTAAACGACACCCTCTTCGGCGGCCGAGGCTTCGCAGACGGGACAGTGTTCCCTAACCCTGTGGGCATTGACACGGTCAGGATCGGCCTAGGGCCTGGCGGCGGATCCCCTGCCAGCAAGCTGACCATTGGGGAATTGATCTTCTTCAACTACCAAACCTCCCAGGCGGCCTTGCAAGGTAGTGACTTCTTGACTAACCTCATGTTTGACTACTACGCTGCAAGGTGGCCGATCCAGTGACAACAGCTTTAGAGGCTTCTAACAAACAGTCATACGCTCTTGTTGCCTTCTCCTTTGGCAGTCCCTTGACTCAACTGGGATACACCAACTGGTCTCACGAGGTATCAAGCAACGGAATACTGCACGCCCCGACCCCCAACCTAACGCTGCGGCTGCCTGAGAACTCGGGCACGTTCAAGGAGTCTAAGGCGACAATGACTTTGCCGCTGGACTCCTTCACGGCTTCTCTTACGAGCGGAGAGCCGATAGCCCCCGTCCGCGTGACCGTCTCGGAGTTCACCTCTGCCGCGTCGGGCAACCCCACAGCGGACCGGCTGACCCTATACGTCGGAGAGCTTCACAGCGCGGTTAGGCACTCCACCAACCGCAATGACCGAGTGCTGCTGAGGTTCGAGACTCTGAAGGAGCGCTTGGGGGCGAGTGGTGGCATACCGTCCAACCACCACTGCTCCCACCCCTTCACGGGCAACGGCTGCTTCTACGACCCCACCCCCCAGCTTCAAGTGGGGACGGTGGTCTCTATCTCCCAAAAGGGCGCGCAAATCTCCGGGATCGCTGTCCCTTCCGTCCCCGGAGGACTGCTGGCTAACACTGCCTACCGCAAGGGCTGGATAGAGCGCGAGGGTGTTCGTCTGCTGATCCGGGAATGGGACGGGACGGACCCTGACGATTTCGTCCTGGCGAGACGCCCCCCCTCTTCGTGGGTAGGTCAGACCGTGATCGTCCACCCCGGCTGCTCCAAGGAAATCGAAGTATGCAGGGGGCGCTGGGACAACGAAGAGTTCTTCGGGGGCTACGGGTTCGCCATTCCTGCGTATCTGCCTGTGGTCGAGACCCAATAGTGGTCCGCTACTCCAGCCAAGGATATAAATGGGAGCCTCTGAGACTCCAAGGGCACGCCCTCTCTGCGGACCTGCGCGCTGCCGCTGCGCTAGCAGAGGAAATACTGTCCTGGGAGGGCACTCCCTATATGCACGGGCAGCAAGTCAAGAAGGTTGGGGTAGATTGCGTTCGCTTCGTCTGTTCAGTCCTAGACAACCTCCAGACCACGCAAACCAACTTTGCCACCCTTCCCCAAGACGCGGCCATGCACAGCAGGGGAGGTGCGATCCGCTCCATGCTCAATATAAAGAGGCGCTTCCAGGCCAGGACGGTTAGGGACCACAGCATGCAGCCGGGGGATATCGTGGTGGTAGGTCCCCCCAATGGGGGGCCTGGACACGCCTTGATTGTGGGCTTCCGACCCAATACCCTGTGGCACGCGGCTAACCCCGCTGTCCACCAAACCGGCATTGGCTTCATTGTGGGCGAGCAGAAGGTCTTCCGCGTCTACCGTCTCCTAAACCGACACCTCTGGGGTCTCTCATGCAACTAATCCCCCTGGCGCTGGGCATTGGTCTGGCCTTCGCTGCTGGCTACATTCAGCGCAAGCAGGCGGGCAAGACCCAGGACGTCTTCCAAGACGATACCCCGGTCAACTTGGCGACCCGAGGGACCTTCCTTCCCCTTGTCATGGGCAGGTCCAGGGTGGGTGCCCTCGTTGCCTGGGTGGGCAACAGGCAGGCCGTCCAAGAGGTGGCTCAGCGCGTCGGCGGTAAGGGCTCCAAGAAGAAGAAGGTCTACCAGACGATATTCTACGAAGAGGGCTGGCACCAACTCTGCATTGGTCCCGTGCAGTCACTTCACAGGGTCATAGCCAACGGTCTGGAGATATTCACGGGTCCTATCACCCCCGCCTCGCACCCTTCGGGAAGTCGTATCGAGACCTCTCTAGGAGGCTTCGATATCTACTGGGGCGAGCCAGACCAGCCGGTCAACGTCTACCTGGGAGACCTGGGCCAGAACCCTGCCTCCTTCGGTATCCAGTCCAGGTGGCCGCTGATCTGCTACGTGGTCTGGCGCAACATTCGCCTGGGCACTTCCCCGGCCTGGCCCAACCTGACCTATGAGGTAGAGACCCGTATCCAAGTCCCGGGGCTGACAAGGTCCGCAGCGGTCATATCCGCACCCGGAGCGGGCGCAGGAACGGTGTTCAATATCGTCGGCACAGCTACAGTCGGTGGGCCTATCAACCGCTACCTGATTGCGGACTACCACGTGGACGAACTGCCCGCAAACGGTTTTGTTCTGCTGGCCGGCAACTCGGGGGCGCCGGACGGCACCTACCTCATTGGCGAGTCGATCAACATAATCATAGGCAACACTGCCTTCACCCAGATTGCCCTATTGGGACTTCTAGGGCAGACACCAACTCCCTCTACCCCCCTCACGGGAGACGGCACGGTAGAGCTTGTGACGAGCGTTGAGGGCCTCAACCCCGTCCACGCAATCTACCAAATGCTCTTCGGAAGGTTCCCCCTCGGCATGGGCTTCTCGCCCGACGACTTCGACATTCTCTCTTTGGAGAACCTCGGAGTGCTGGCTCAAAACGAGGGCTTCCGATCCTCCTTCACGCTCTACGACGGGCAGGAATTTTTGACGCTGATAGCAGCGATCCTCCAAGACCTAGGCTGCGTGTTGCCCTTCGACGTCAACTCGGGACTATTCAAGTTCCAGATCATTCGTCCTCCGACAGTTGCCGTGCCCCTCTTCCCGGAAAACATGCTCGTCCACTTCCCTGAGTTCGAGGTGAATCACCAACCCCTCGCAGTGAATAAGATCATGTTCACCTACCGGGACCAGGATCGTCGCTTCCGGGAAATGACCGTGTCCCTCGACAATGACGGACAGGCACTCCTGCTGGACCAGCAGCGAGCCACGAAGGTCTCCATTGCGTCCGCTCTGGACTACCCCACCGCAGCCAGGATCGCGGAGCGGCGCAGCCAGGAGGAGCTTGCCAACAGCAGCGTCTTCACGCTGACCATGGACCGCTCTGCGCGGCGGCTGATCCCTGGGCGTATCTTCCAGGTAGAGGGCATTGCCGAGGAGTTGATCGTCCTCACGACTCAGGTGGACACAGAGACAGGAGAAGTCGTCGTCAAGGCTATCCCAAATCACTATGCCGCCCAGGAAGTCACCCCCACGCAAGGCGCGGGCTCTGGAGGCGGCGCTTCCAACAACAGTCTGGTCCCCGGCCCTGACCTGATCCTCAACTTCTTTGAGGTGCCGGCTCTCGTGTTGAACGGAGAACCCACCACGGTCCTCGTGACGCGCGTCCGAGGCTCCACTACTGTCCTCGGGGCACAGCAGCATATCAGCAGGGACAACGTCACCTATCAATACGAGGTGGACCAGGACCTGGCGTTGCCGGGCGGCGCACTGCTGGACACCTTGCCGGCCGCGCCTCCCTACCTCGTGGAGATCGGCCCTTCCTTCACAGTCAAGGGGCCGGACATTGGCGCGGCGCTTGACCTTACCGGCGACGACGTCAACTGGCGCGCGGGGCGCCAGAAGTGCCTCATTGGCGACGAACTCATGTTCGTTCGCAATATCGAGGCGCTTGGAGGAGACACCTACAGGCTGCGGGGCGTGATCCGAGCGCGCTTCGATACCGTGCTGGAGTCTCACGCTGCCGGCGCTGGCGTGGCCCTGTTCCAAGACACCGACCTTGAGCCCATTCAGGACGTGCTGCTTGAGCCAGGCTTCCCCCTCTACCTGAAGTCGCAACCGATCTCCACGACGGCCTTCCCGCTGGACACCCTGAACCCGATCGTCAAGACGCTCAAGGGCAAAGGCGTTGTGCCCATGGATCCCGTCAACATTCGAGTGGCGGGGAGCAACAACTTCAGGAAGGCGGGGCAGGGCGTCCAGATCCTCTGGAGCTACCGAAGCGGTGTCACCCCTGGGACTGGGGCAGGGCTCCAGAGCGCCGGGGCGGCTGTCGGAAGTTCCGCTATCGAGGGAGACTTCACCCTCGAACTCATGCACCCGACTGGGATCGACGTATACCACACGATCTCTGGCATTGCTGTAAACACCTACTTCCTGTCAACGTCCATTCTGGACACCTTCTTGCCGATCCTGAATCAGTCCTTCAGCGTCCGAATCAAGAACGTAAACGGAGGGTTCGAGAGCGCAGCTATTCGCACCCCCGCCATAGACCCCATTCCCTAGGAGCCCGCATGTCTCGCCCCGTATCGCTAGTTATCGCCTCAGGACAAGCTGCCTGGGACGTCGATATCAACGACAACACTGCCGTTATCTTCGACAAGCCCTTCCCTCCCCACGAAGTTGCGGACGAGACGGCGCTCAACCTCCTAGACCCGACCACCTACGACCGGTGCATTGCCGCAACGGTCACCCCGCCGTCGTTATGGATCAGCGACGGGGTGGGTTGGGTTCGTCTCGTCAAGGGCTCCTACCCTGCTATTGCCGACCCTGCCTTCGCTGCTGTGGCAGGGACAGGAGACGACGTGGGAATTAACCTGGCCCTGAACAACCTGGACTTCGTCTTGACCACCCTCCTGAACCGCTGCCGACAAGGTGGATTGATAGACCCGTAACGGGTAAACTGTCCGATCGAGGCAAAATCATTGTGGCCCGAATCTCCCTATCCCCCGCTGCGCAAGACTACGCCGGCTCGTTTGAGTCGGTATCTATCACCACTGCGCAAATTCCTACTGGGAAATGGGGGTGGTGGTGGGATACTGTCAACCTCAAACAATACGTGGTGAGAAACAGGGCAGGCGTCCTGTTTCTTGCTGAGGCGACCTGTTAGGAGGGTCTAGGACCATGGCTGGAGCACACAAGAAACTGCACCCGATTAACGACTCGGCGAACCACTCGCCTGGCGTTAACAATACTGTGGTTGCCACGGTCACGGGTGCGATCACCGACAAGACCTTCGGGGTGGGTGCCGTCGCTGGGACCTTGGTCGATCGAGACACGGGTGGCCATATCAACGGGGTTGCTGGAGCCACCGGCAATCAGCTAATCACCGCTGGGGACGCTGACCTGAAGGTGGCTGCGGCCATTGACGGGCTGTCCTACAAGGCCCCCGTTGCGGTCGCCAACCTGATCTCGGACAACACCTCGGCTCCTCCCGGAGGCCCTGCCACTGGGGACGCTTACGTCTTGAACGCGGCGGGCACCGGAGCCTGGGTGGCCTTCTCTGACGGTGACCTTGTCGTTTGGGACGGGGCTGCCTGGCAACTCGTCGTAGCGAATGCTGCCGGCAGCCCTCCGCTCGGCACCCGAGCGCTGGTCACTGGCCTTGCCAACGGGGTTGGCGCGGGCGGCCTCGCAGGGCAAGACCTGAACATTGCCACGGCAGACGGAGCAGGCGGCTGGACGTTCGAGGCGCCCCTGGACGGCTGGACCGTCCTCGTGGCCGGCGACGGCGACCCGATCGAGAACTCCCGGCTGAGCTTCGACATAGCCCCGGCGTCGTGGAACCTCTCGCAATCCTCCGTGGCGCACAACGCCACGACGGGTCTCCAAGGAGGCACGGCCGGCGAGTTCTACCACTTGTCGCAGGCCGACTTCAACCTCTCGATCAATCGGCGCCCCAACATTGCGCTGGCCGGGACGGAGCCTATCCCGGGCGACCTGACCAGCCTCCCGAACAACGGGGACTGGGCATACTGCCAGGGCACAGGCGGCGCTATCTTCCACTGCACCCGCATTGGCGCCTCGTTCTTCGGCGTTGAACTGACCCTACTCAGCTAGCGCAAAATGGCTGGGTCGCACAGAGATCATGTTCCCTTCTTGGGAGTGGCTAACGGGATCTGCCCGTTGGACGGTGACTCTTTCGTGCCCAGCGAGCATATTCCCGGAGGGGAGGGGGGCCATATCATTAAGGGCCTCGTCCTCTTCGGGAACTTGCTCAACTACAACCTTTCGGACGGGGCAGCCGACGAAGTTCAGTTGCTCATGTTCCAACTGGCTGCCGGGCGCACCTACGATCGAATGGTGACCTTCATTACGGCAGGAGGTAGTGGGGCGCGGACCCTCCAAATGGGGGTCTACTCCCAGCCCTCTCCTGCCGCCCCTGGCACACCCAGCGCCAGGATAGCGCGAACCGATCTAGTGGGCACTAGTGGGCTCTCCGGGACCTGGGTTACCCTTCCTCTAACTAACGGGGCCGGGACTCCTGTTGACCTCCTGATTCCTGTAGACGGCTTCTACTGGCTCGCGCTAATCACTTCCAGCAGCGGTCTGAAGATAGCTTCGACCCCCGAGGACTACCCGGCAGGGTATCTCCCTCGTCGTGAGTTGACGGCTCCCTCCAGCGCCCTGCCCGATCCCTTGGGCGCTAGCACAAATCCTTTGGCCTCCTCTCGCTTCTGCGCCCTAGTCGAAAAGGGCATTGTGCTGCCGTTCTAATGCCGTCCCTGTCCTATCACTACACGGAAGATCAAACGGCGGACGGGGAAATCAACTCGGCCCTGCTGGAGGAGCACGTCAGAGCTTTTTTCCCTAATTCCTTTGAAGAGATACTGTCCGAAGAAGACGGAAGCGTATTTATTTTCTTCTCCTCCTCCATACTCCGTCCTAAGCTAGACGAAATTGTAGCGGCTCATAACGGCGCCTTCGCGCTTACGAGACTGAAACAGTCCCGCTACGACGAGATCGACGCTCGCACAGAGGAGTTGATCCTTTCGGGCTTCGTGTATGGCGGTAAGCTGCTGTCCTCCAGCGCTAACTCGCAGTCTAAGTGGCACGCCATGTTTAACATGGCGCAGTTAGGACAGGTCTCCTTCCCCTTACTCCTGTCTTCAAAGGACGAAACGCAAGTGTCCTTGCCTGACGCTACGGCCCTATTCGCCTGTTATGGGGCTATGGTAGGCACCGGCAAATACCACTTCGACGCGGGCAAGGTGCTCAAGGACGCTGTCCTAGCGGCTGTGGACAAGGCTGCGGTGGACGCAGTGGTAGACACAAGGTGAGCCAGATCACAGTCAAGAAGAATGGCTTGGTCCCGCTATCCTTGATTGTGGACAAGGTTGGCGGCGTCCCTGGTCTCGTGACCGACGTTCTGATTCGCGACCCCTCCACGGGTTTCTCCTTGGACTGGGCCGACCTGACCATGAAGTCTTCCGGCCACACGGCTCTTCGCCTCGTGCTGGCAGACGCTGGCTTCGGTCTCTACGAAGCTGCCCTGGACCTCTCAGCGATCACCAACCTCCCAGATCCCACGACGCACCTGACCGCTGTCTACCGCAGCCCGGCCCCCTGCGCAGGGACGGCCACCGACGCTGTCACGATTGAGCCCGATATTCTAGACGACGAACTCACGGACGCAGGCGTCACTGTGCGACAGACGCTCAAGGCTACGCAGGCCAGCCTGGCTGGCAAAATCGTTAGGGTCGGAAACCAGTATTACTACCGAGACACCCTCGACACCGTGGACGTGATTCGTCTTGAGGACGGGGACACCGAGCGCACCCTCTTCTAGTGCCCACCAACCCCACAGCGATATACACCCGTGGGTTTTGGGGGACAAGCATTGCGGTCCCTTGGAATGCTGTCTATGACGCCGGCTGGTTTCTCCAGCCCGAGGTGGACGTCGTTGCGGAAGCTATCTTCCCGCTGCGCGGCCCCTTCGCTGCCATTGGTCTCGTGGCGGCTGTGGCCTTCGACCGATCGCTAGGGGCGCATATCGGTTTGGCTATTCAATTGCCCTCTGGGGCTTCTCTAGCCCTGCCTCTGAGGGGCATGCTAGAGTTCACGTTCGGCCTCGGTGCCTCGGAGGATTTCCATGATTTGCTGTGACACCACTGTCCACGTCGGCACCATTGGGTTCGACCTGATAGTTCAATTCTTGGACTGCGCCACGCTGGCTCCTCTTGATCTCCTGGCGGCCGGGATCACGGTCTCTGAGATCCTGCTACGAGACCCCAACGGAGTCAAAGCCTCCCACGCTGCTTCGTTCCTAACTGACGGGACCGACGGCAAAATTCACTACGTGACGGTGGCTGGAGACCTGGACGTCCCTGGCCCCTGGAGGCTCCAAGGCAAGGTGGCCGACGCGGGGCCTTCTAAGACGCTCTACTCCGAAGTGGGCTCCTTCACCGTCCGCGAGAATTTGGAGCCCTAGAGGCCCCTCAAAACTCGCCTGTGTGGATCCTCGCGGAGCCCTACTCCTGCCGGTGAGCGAAGATCACCAAGGACGAGCCCGGAACCTGCCCGTGGTGGAACACCACGACCTGACCAGGCACTAGCGCAGGGTCAGCGAAGCGCGCCATGTAGACGGTTTTCTGATCGACCTTGCCTGTCTGTAGCCCGTCGTCGTCGTAGATCCGGTTATCCCTCGGGTATGGGTAGCAGAGCTTCGCCTGGCTGCTCTCGTAGTGCTCCAGCGCCAGCAACTCGTAGGTCAAGTCCTCGGGTGAAACATATTCCTGCTTCACGCGCGCCAGCGCTGCCTCGTAGTCAATCATTCTGATCGTCCCTCTGTAGTCTCTTGGCTACCGCGTATGCGCCCATGCCTCTGCCCGTGTTCTCCACGAGGACCACTGAGACCGTCGCTGTGAATCGAGTGCCGCAGCCTCCGTCTGCTCGGTCGCAGACTCTGTCTTGCACCTTGCCCCCGTCCGTGGCGTAGGTATGGGAGACCCTGAGGCGGCCCGAGCAGTGTGGACAGGAGAAGGAACAATCTAGTGCGTCCGCTAGGTTCACCCTGCACGTGCCACCCGAGTCTCGGTGGCCGAGTGCCGGTAGTAGGCAAGCACTAGCGCGTCTGCCCGGTCGGGGGAGGGCAGCCCGGTTCTCTTCTTGTATTCGTCTTTGGATTCTAGCTTGATCTTGCCTTTGGGGGTGATTCGATACTGGCGCGTGGACAGTTGTTGAATCAGCCTGTTGTCTCTTGGCAAGAATACAGCTTCTTCTCTTGCCTCTTTTGCGAAGAGAAACCATGCCTCTGTGATCCTGTTATCGAAGTCCTTGGCGTTGCGGGGCCGACCGTGGTTGTGGAACTCGAACACCCTCTTGCCCCAGCGGTGGACGTCTCGCAAAACGCCTTGGCCCATGCCGGTCGAGTCCGGGACGTAGATACAGTCCTCGTCGTCCCAGACAGCCGACTTCTGCATTTTGACGCAGGAATCCATGACGTCTAACGGCTCCGTCTTGCTCCACTTGTTCCACTCGACCACTGCCCCGTTGCTCACGCGGTAGACCACGCTCTCGTCCGAGCCGAAGCGTGCCAGGTCGATTCCGAACTGCTTGCGGGGGTGCCCCTTCTGGAGAGCCTCAAGGTAGCGATCCTTGTGCGTGCAGAGATCCAACTCCTCACTGGATATCACGCAGTTGGGGTCGCTGAGGGGGAACTCACCCGCCACGCGGACGCGATAGACGTCGGACTTCTCTCCGAACTCTTCGCGCAGGCGATCCACGTTGTCCTTAGCGACGATCGGACTCTCAGCAGCGTCGAAGGTGTAGGTTCTCCAGAGGTGCCTCTCGTTGTTGAAGAAATCGAAGAAGGCGCTCTGTCGATCCGTGGGGTTCCCAATCGCAATGAAGAGAGCGTTGTCGTTGGAGAGCGTGCCCTTAATCGTCTCGATAATGTCGCGGCCAATGCCCGAGCACTCCTCCGCAATGAAGGTCAGGTTGTCCTCGTGGTATCCCGCAATGTTCTCGGGGCGTGTGGCCGTTGCCGTGTCGATAGACCAGTTCTTGCGCCCGCAGACCGTGACCTTGGTCGCGTAGACCTTGAAGAGCATGCGGACGAGCGGCTTCGCCTTGTCGAGGAGTCGCTGAACCTCTTGAAGGAAAATATCCCTGCACTGGCGAGCCGTGGGGGCTGTAACGACTACCTTAGCGCCCACGCCCTGGAGGACCAGCCAGAGCGCCGAGAGGCCCGTCACAGTCGTTTTGCCTGGCCCCTGTCCGCTCTTGACGGCTACGCGCTTCTTGCGCTTGGAGATAGGCAGCCTCTTCTCGTGCTGGATCGCGGCCAGCACCTGGGCCTGTTGCCAGGTGGGCTTGAAGTTCATGTAACGACAGAACGTGAAGATATTCCCCTTCACGTCCCGTAGGAACTGCTCTAGCTTCTTGCCCTTTGGGATCATTAGCCCGACAAGAACTTGCTAATCAAGCCGCCAGCGCTGGCGCCGACGAAAGTCACGATCGTTAGGACCACTGCGGCCTTGGCCTTGACTCCGTCCGACCACTTGCTCAGGGCTTCGAGCTTGGTCTTTAGCTCGGTAATGGTCGTGTCTTGTGTGGCGTTGGCTTCCTTGAGGGAAGTAATTTCCCTGTGCTCCCTCTCCTTGACCCTCTCGTCAAGCTCCTTCAGGCGGGCGTCCACGTATTTGCGTGTGTCCGTAGAGGACTGCTCTATCTTCTCCCGAAGCAGCATTTGCTCCCGGTGAATGTCCTCTACTCGCGTGAGTATCATTTGAAGAACTTGTCCGCTGCTCATGGAGGCTGTGCTCGGGGGGCTACCTGAGGAAGAAGAGGGCATTCTAGCTGGCCTTTCTCAGAGTGCGTAGTTCCTCCAGAGACAAAGAGACGTCCCTGTAGGAGAAGAGTCCAAAGCCTCCCCCGGCCTGCACCGCGTCGTATGCCGCCATGGAATAGGCGTTAATGAGCGGGTGGAGGGGCCAGGGCGCCTTGCGTTTGATAGCCCGGCAGTTGCCGAAGAAGACCACGTCTGCAAAATCCCGGTCGTCCTCGTCTCCCCCGAGGACATACCAGAGATCGTGGTCGTCCCCGCAGAGATCAAAGAGGGCGGCCAGGCCGCTGACTCGAATGAAGATCCTCAGGAGACCGCAAAACAGTTTTGAGAAAAGACCCGCGCCCGCCCGAGGGCCGATCCCATTACAGATATCGGCACGCTCTTCGGCGGTTAGCACTTTTGCGCTGGGCAGGACGCGGGTCTTCATGCTCGCACGATAGCAGACGGACGCCAGCAGGACCAATAGAGAAGTAGCCCCCTGGGAATGGAGGTCCTAGGGAGCTACTTCAAAAGGCGCGGACAGGGAGTCTACTCCTTCGTGGCGTTGGGGTCCAGTGCTTCCGCGAGGGTCTTGCGGAGGAGGAAGGTCGAGCGGAGCGCTACCCGACGCTCCAGGGGGCTCATGGCCGCGTCCTGCTTGACGTAGTTGTCGTGTCGGGACATTACGGGGGCGATCGTGTCCTCCAGAGCGGAGGCGCTGACGTGGCCCGAGCAGCACCCCGTTAGGAGCGCGAGCGAGAGGAGAAGGGTCGTAGCGAGCTTGGTCATTGTTTCCTCGGGATCTTTTTGGAGAGTTCCACGCATTCCTGGCAGATTTCTCCGTTGTGTTGGACATGCAGTCTATCCCAGACGTAGCCGCAGAGTGCGGTATCGGCGGGTTTGCCTTCGGTCTGGAGGACGTAGTGCCTCAAATTCGTTTTGCCTGTGCCGCCTCCCGTCTGGGGCTGCGTCTTAGGAGGAGCGACGGTTCGAGTGGTCACCCTAGCCCTCGTTTCTTTTCCTTCTTCCTCTTCTTGGTCAGCTTGGCCACCAAGCGCTCGGCTTCGGCCAGGCGATCGTGGAGGTGGCCTATCTGTTCGTCCTTGTCCTCGATCTCGGCTTGCATTTCCCCGATCTTGCGGACCTGCGCGCTGGCGTAGTTCCGCTCCAGCTTCAGGACCCTGCCTGTGAGGGTGTTGAGGCGACGATACTTGCTGTTGCCCGCGCTCTGGCAAGCCTCCATGCGGCCCTCTAGGGCCTGTAGCCGCCTCTGGACAGAGACCGCGAGGGGTGGCTCCTCAGCGGGGGGCAGGTGCGCCTGGACCTGCATACATGCGTCGTAGAAGTCCTCAGCGCTCTTGGCGAGAGGGTCCTTGCCGGGCGGGCGCTGCGTGGTGAACGGGACTCCTGCGGTCTCCCCCCGGACGATAGGCAGGTGGCGCTCCTCCCACCACTCGTCTACATAGTCAGCGCAGCTTGGATACTCGCGCCGGAAGTTGAAGCCCTTCCCGTCGTCGTAGTCCATTTCGGTCAGCTTGTGCCAGTGCTGCTCAGCTAGCACCTTGGCTTTTGCCTTGTGGTGGATCCTGACGAAGGGCTTGTCTGCTTCCTCTTGAATCTCCCTGCGGATCTCGTCCGCGCAGAGGCGCTCGATTTCGTGGGTAGCCAACTGGACCAGGTGGCTGACTTGCTCCTGCGAGTCTTTGACCAGGGCTTCGTAGGTCCCTGGCTCAGGCGTCGGCTCCGATCCTCGGACGAACTCGGTCTGGAGGTGCGTCTCGCAGTAGCGCCGCCCCTGAGCGCAGGGGAGCGAGCAACCGGAGGAGTCACACTTGAACTCGGAGGTAGCGAAACCTGCCGGATCGTTTCGGGTCGAGTAGTGGAGCGGGCAGTAGTCCTTCCCCTCCACCGTGGGGCTGCCGCAGGTCCCTCCGACCGCTATGCAGGCGCGAATGTCCTGAAGGGCGCGGACGGGACCTGCCCCGGCGAGCGGCTGGTCAAGCGAGCCCATTACTTCTCCTCCGAGAGGCCCATGGCCGCCTGCACGCCGGCCTTGGCGGCTAGGGTGAAGAGCGCGCCGACCGACGTGACTGCCGTGTCTAGGACCAGCTTGAGTCCCTCCTTGAGCCTGGTCAGCACCTCGTCGTTGATCCGAATGCGCTCGATCTCCAGCAGGAGCTTGAGTTGTCCCTGAAGCTCCGCGAGCATGGCTCCTCGCTGCATGGCGTTCTCCACGAGCGCCACGTCGGTCAGGTCCCGGGAGATAGACTCCAGCAAAGCGGATAGGTCCCCTGCGTCCGCGAAGTGCCTGCTGACGTCCGTGAGCAAGGAAGCGATCCCTCCTCGAATCGTGCTGTTGGTGAAGTTCTTGAGCGTGTCCGTGTCCATTAGTCGTCCTCTTAAGGTGTTCTAGGAAGAGAGCTTCGTCCTCCTCCTGTTGTTCTATTGTGACTGAGTGCATGGCTCCGATAACGTCCTCCATACCACCAAAATCTTCGCCTCGGGTCAAGCCCTGAATCATGCCCAGAGTCTTGAGCGCTGTAACCTCGTTCCGTAGGTCCATTTCGCCTCTCGCGTCTTCGGCCAGGTTCTCTAGTTGGAGTGTGGCGATTGCCCGATCCTCCTCTGGCGTGCTGCGTGTCAACTTGACGCTGAGGCTACGTGCCAAGGCTACCAGACTCTGCGCCTCGGGGAGGGTCAGATTGAACTCGGCCTGGAGTTCTTGTAGGACTCCTAGTCGGCTGATTGACCGGCGTTGTTGCGTCTCGTTGTCGTCTGGGCGCCCTCCGCTGAGCAGCCGTAGCACCTCGAACACGAGAGCTTCCTCAAAGTCCTGAAGCTCGGTGGTGTCGGGCCAGTAGCGCCCTTCGTAGACTGGGTCGAGCAGCATACGGAGCCCCATGCGGCCCAGGTGAGGATCGTGCTTCACGCCGAGGTGCATGCGGTGGCGATCCACCGCATATCTCACGAAGGCTTCCCACGTGTTCCTGTATGCAGGGGGAGCTTCCTTTGGGGGAGGACGCAGCCAATGACTATAGTCCTCGGGGACGTGTTTCTCCCAGTAGGGCTGCTGCTGCGTGTCAGGCCAGTAGCGTTCGAGCGGCAGGTTTCTGAGCATGGCTGCGCTGTGGACGGGACCAGGCTGGAGCCATGCTTGCCAGGGCAGGTCTCCCAGGGGCGTCTGTGGGTCGATCAAGCCGCTGTGTTGGCCTAGGAGTCGGGTTAGGCGCCACCCGAGCACGATTCGGGCTTGCTTGCTGATCTCCTTGGGCAGCAGGTGCCGTGCCCAGATAGCCGACCATTCCCTTTCGCCCCATGCTTCCCGTTCTTGGTCCGTGTCGAATTTCGAGAGCACCCCCATAACCAGTTGCTCGAACGGGTCTCTAATCCAGACGCTGTCTAGCCCACGGGTGAAGGCCCGTTCGGCTATGCGGCGACTGGGGGAACAGTCTTCTCGGGACTTCAGGTTAGCGAGCGGTGATTTTTTGGCAGCCATGTTTGCAGGCTATACCGTAGGGACCAGGGGCGCAAGGGACTTTATTGGTGTGGTAGTGCACAGATAGGGACTGCAAAATGGTTTGGTTCGAGTTCTGACTGCTGGGAAATTTTGTGCCCTGGTAACCTTGCACTCCTGGGAAATTTTGTGCCCTGGTAAATTTTCAAAGTCCATTATTAGTAAGCGCCCTCAACGGCATGCCAAACGCTCCACGTAGCCGTTATAACTCACAAGCACCTGATATCGCACGAGTTATGGCGGCACACTATTTGAATACAGGGGTTATGAGACGGCACGGCATTCGCCCGCAAGGGGTTACGCCATTGGCACGGTCGAGAACAAAGAGGTTATGCACCGAGGATAAAGGGCTTACGTCTGGCCCCCTACATTCTCCCTAACACCAACGGTGAACGATCGTCCAAGAGCAAATGGTGGCGCTCGCCATAACCCTAGTGCGGCAAGCCCCGTGCCTGGCTATAACCCCTTGCGGGCGAATCAGGGTCCTCGGCATAATCGTTTTGCGGCGAATCCCGTGCCGAACGAACGATCGTTCGTTCGTGTCCTCGTCCTCAAGGGACGTCCTCGCGTGGGT